GGAACGACAAACATTGCCGTACCTCGCACCGTGGTCAAACCTCTCTACTGTGTCCGGTATTGCAATGGTCCTTCACGAGTTTAGAGCACACATACTATGCGCGATGTAAGGAACTAGGTGGAAAGCCACACTGATAAACCTTATGGTGGGAGGCCCACACTGCAACATCTAGCAACGACAAATAGTACGGCTATTTAAACCCTATCGCAAGACGATAACTGTGGGCTGTTTCCAGCTCCTTTACTGCAAGGCTGAGATCCCGAGTAGCGAGTGCATGCTCGGACTTACATCCTTAGCAGTGTGCCTTTCAGTGTTCTCCGTGGCAGTTGCAATATTTCCATCCAATCCAAACATCCTTGTGGAAACATTGTTTAGCGCTGCTGCCTTCATCTGCGCTACAGCTTCTCTAGCACGATCGGGTGTCTTTGAAGTGACTTCATAGAAGTCGAATGCGAAGCGTGCTAGACCTCTGTCTCTTAAGTTCCGCAGCAACCCATATCTAGGCATATATGGGGCAGCGGCATTCCTAAGATCAATGTAAGCCTCGGCTGCGTCTGAAAAGTGGTGCATTATTTGACGCAGCGTAGGCTTGGCATTCTCCACCATTGGTTTTAGTGGAAATTCTACTTGTTCATCCCCATCCATCATAACCCACACGCCATTTATGTTTGGTGATGTACCATTCTCGAGACACCACACCATGAAGCCATTCATGATTCTCTGCATCTGGCTATCATCAACCCCATACTCATTTTTGATCGCATCATACCAATTATTGAATTGGGTTTGTGACGCGCGAGTATTAAACAGATCGGACTGTTGGGGTTGGTACTCAATGAGATGAGCCAGGTCGAGAATCCTCTTTCCTCTTACCATTGGCAGCTTCATGTTGCTAGACATCTTCTGTAGTCGAGGGACTTGTTTTCCTTTTGTCCCCACGTTGACATCCAGATCTCTTTGGCCTTGGGTTGTAAGTTGCCCACCTTGTGGTGGGATTATGGGATCTGAAACTTCCCCGCCAGATGCGGGGCTCTTTTGTTTATTTTGATTATTACCAGCATCAACTGTTTTATTTTGGTTTTGTTGCTGTTGTTGTTGCTGGTTTTGCTGCTGTTGCTGCTGCTGCTGCTGGTTTTGCTGCTGCTGTTGTTGTTGCTGTTGGTCTTGCTGTTGCTGTTGCTTCTGCTGTTGCTGCTGTTGCTGATCGTCTGCTTGCAAGACGACATCCTCGCCACACCCCTCATCCTCATCATATGTGAGGACTTCAACATATCTTTGCAGTTCTAAGTCCGTAGCATTAACATCTGTGTACAACTTCTGTAGTGCTGTTTCAGCAATATACGGGGTTTTTCCCATGGCTGCTAATTCTTTAAATTCACTCTTGTGTAAAAGCCATAGGTAGAAGAGTCTAATCTCACGAAGCAGTTCTGGGTGACCCCATGCCTCAATCATTGCAGCACATATTGCTTCTGTTCGGTGTAATATCTCTTTGCTTCGATCCCATTCCAGGATCGAGACGACTCTCTCCTCCTCAAGTTTGGGAATATACATTCCATCAACTAATTTTCCCTGGTGAGACATAAACCAGAGATCTGATCTATCTCTAGTCCGTTCAGAGAAATCGTAGTTAAGTCCAAGTTCTTCAAATGATGTTTGGAATGTATCAAGAGCATGCAGATGCTCTTCTGGGAGAGAGAGAATAATGTCGTCCCCATTGGCAAAGAAAACCAACCGATCTTGAATTTCATTCGCACTCCAGCCAAGTTTATGACAGGCATAGTACACAGATATCACGACCATAAGAGTGTTGTCGACCACAGTGGACGGTTGTCCACTATTATTGCCCCTAAACTTCTTACAAATGGTCCCATCCGGTGTTAAGATGGGCGTGTATACAATTTCAGCATATAGGTTTTGGAGCATTTCTTGGCCAACAAACCACTCTTCCATGAAGCACAACCGAAGAGTGAGCACTGCATTTAGCAGTAGTGGTGTGAGGGAACTATCGAATTGTGAGCCATCTGCATGGCAATGCACCCATTTTTCTGGAAGCTTCCTCATAAGTTTATCCCACCCTCCGTAAAATTTGGTCATGCCCACTGTCCACGGGCATTCCATATTCAGACTATAGAACTGGTTGTTGAAGTCATCCACGCACACTTTCGCCCCGAGAAGTGTGTCAATGGGAGCTGCTGTGAAGGTCCTGGTTTTATTGGCCCGAATTTTCTCCATGGGCCTCAGTTCAGCTTTGAGGGATCCGTTCCAAATCCCTTTCTTCCCAAGGAAGAGTCGCTCACAGCTTTGTTTGAGCAACTCATCACGTGCTGACACGTCAAGATTTTCAATATATTCACCTTTCTTCCCTCTATACTGTGCGCCAACTGCTGATTTCAAGTTTAGGGAATCAAAAATTTCTGTAGTATCTGTAACATATACGCACTCTTTAAAACCTTTTTCCTGTAGTAAGTTAATGACGCTTTGAAGGGCTTGCTGAAAAACCCCTATTTGGACTTTATTAAGTTCAATTGGTTTGTTGTACTTAAAGAAATCCCGTTTGAATGCATCTTTGTTCAACTTACTTGGTGCGTATGCTCCCATTAGAGGCCTGAAAAATTTTTCAGCCTCTGGGTTTGTTGCCAGATACTCAGAGAAAAATCTGCATCTCCCTTTGACAGTGTGCTTTGTGATCAAGGCGCTCTCAGTTTCGCCACATGCTCTCAAGTTGCCTTCCAACGCTGTATAGATCCATTTTTCTATTTTGCTCTGCGTTTGGACGGCATTTGAGAAGAGATCTGTAATTAATTTTGACACTTTGAATTCTGAACCTGGCTGATTGGCAACCAAGCTTAAAGAACCCCATGCTATTTTATCGGGTTGCCATAACCAATGTTTGTTCCATTCAAGCTCGTCTGCGCTAATCAAGAGATCCTTTTCAATTGTGTCATTGAATGGAACAAAGAAATTTTTCTCAGTTTGATTTGAGGCCAGTCCATGAATTCCAGTTATGCACCCATCACTCGTTGCAACCATAGGCAAACCGCAATCCCCATCTTTAGTTGATATCCAGTGCACCCAAAAAGAACCCTTCCCTTCTGGAAGGATTATTGATGATTCTGATATGGTGGCTCTAAGGCTCTTCTCTTGGAAGTTAGTGCCCACCATACATACTCTCTCTTCTCTAATCGGTGCTCTGAATATACTCATTTTGCAAAAAGGTGGGAAATCTTTAGGCATTTTAAGTAGTATCAAATCTTTTCCTGCCACAAAGTGAACAAAAATCTGTGTAGTGTTCGCGATTTTGAATTCTCCATGCCACGTTTTAATAGTTAACGAGCCATTGTTCCGCCTGAATAGATGACCATTCGTGAGGATGTATGAACCATACCCCACTCCGTACATGACTTCATTATGGCCATCAGAGGCATTCTCGAGGCGGCATATCACCGTGGCTATGTTGTTGTAATCGCGAAGCCCTTTGTACACTGATTTACTTTCAAGATTCACCTGATTTGCGGCGGGTGCGCTAGCGCGATCAATGACTAGCGGTGCCCCAGTTTGCCTTAGCTCCCCTTCATACTCTGGGAAGCCTGCGATTGCATTTGTGTTTCTTTGCAACAAAGTGGGGAGATGTGGTGTCAAATCAATTTTTAAAGCCTTTTCTGCATTTGTGGCGACTAAATAAGCACTGATGCCAGGATGTCGGTATATTTGCTGCGGGGCGATGTCATCATTCTCAAGCATCTTTATTCGAACATCCTGCATCTCATCCTGCACTATTCTGATATCAACACGTGGGCTCTCATCCATAGTGTGCCCTGTTATGGGGTCGACGAACCTTATGAATGAATATTCATCAGGTTCGACTCCATATATATGGACAAAGTTCCTTGTTTTCCGCCCCATCCCTTTGGTGTGCTTACTGCCTTTTACTTTTCCTCTTTTTGTGTAAGCTTCACCAAAGGTCTGCTCCATTGTGTTGTCATCCGCGACTATCATTCTACCCATCTTTCGATCATATGCGTCGCGAAAGTGCAGTTTCTGATTTCGCCTTTTCTTTCCTTGGGTTGTTACACTCTCTTTCCAGGATTTAATGAAAAACTCCCACAGCATCCAGCCACCACCAAATATTGTTATGACCCCCACAAGAAGGTCGTTCATGAAACTCTTTCCATCCCACTTTCCTTCTAATTTTAAAAACTTGCTTATTTCCCCCTTACTCTGTAGATGTACAGTATTTAAAATACCTATATCACTCAAATCTTGAATATTCTTAAAATCTATATGTTTACTGTCAAACTCAAGTAGCTGCGCTTTGGCCTGCTGCAGAGTGGCAATGTTTTGTGCAGAGTAATCGCGCAAGTAACGTTTCCTAAAACTATTGGCTATCCCAGCAAGTGAAAATGAATAGCCAGTGATTGCTGACCCGATGGTATCAAAATGATTTCTTTTGGTCATCTCTTCTGTGAGGAGATGTTCAATGAATGCTAGCGTTCTCGGGATTGCACCTGGTTCTGTGCTGAGTGTATAGCTAATTTTCGCAGCGCAGGCACTTGAAACTGAACCAAAGCCAGCATCACTTTTAAATTCACACACGACGCTCCAAAGTGCTTCAATGAGTTTGTCTGGTATTCCGTTTGCATGAAATGGCGCACGTGTGTGTGGAGAACATTCTATATGTACACCAAGCCTTTCATATTCTGCACTTGTGATCCACTGACTTGTGTACTGATGAGGTATGGCTAACTTGTTGAGGTGCATTTCTGATTCTTTGAGTTTGTAAGGCTTTAACAATTTGTGAATCTCTGGGTGCATGCTTCCATCATGGCGAATAAAGTGAACTGTGAAGAATGGTGTCAATTCAAAATTTAAGGCGTTCTTTGCTTGTTTTACAGTGCAACGTGATAGTATGTTTGTTGACACGCTATTCGTTGTCACTGGCAGTGAGTACGCGAAGCAAAGAAATGCCGCCTCCGTTGCAATTGACTCTGGCACCTCTTCAATTCCTTTCTCCGTGTGACCAATACGGAGGGCGTGTCCCGGCTTGCAGCGCCCAACACGACCCAATCGTTGTATTCTCTCTCCATATGTTACAGCACATTTGCTGTAACGCATACAACGATTGTCACTATCAAGTGTGGCGACAACTTTAACCCCAAAGTCGACAACGCAGTCGATGTCGATGGTAACTCCATTCTCAATGATATTTGTCGCCACAATGAAATGTGGTTTGGTTGACGTTCCTTGGGTAGTAATTTCAACATTCCCAAGTTGCATTGAACGCCCATCCACTTTAGTGACCCGATATTGTTTGTCAACTAGGAGCCTTGACAACATGTCCACCTCCGTATAACTTGCCACGTACACTAGGATGTTATGTCCATATTGCACGACATCGGCATTTGCACACGTTCCTTGCGCCTGCACAAATGATTGAAATGATAATACATCCTCAGTTTTCAGATGAACAGCATGCTGCGTGGTGAATTCACATTCGCGCCCTGGAGGTGTTGCAGACACCTTAAGAAGTTTACCACCAAAGGAGTAGTTCTTGAGTAGACAATTAAAGGCTATGGCATTAGCATCATGTACGTGGCACTCATCAATTATCACAAAATCAAAATTTGTGAGTTGATGTGGATTGTTTGCGTAGTAATGGAAAGCATAGCCTGTTGTCATGACACTAATGTTACTTGAACCGAACCTGCTTAATCCTCGCATGCGCAATGTGACATGTTGATAGAATGGGTCCTTCGCCAGTTGCTTGCTGACATTTTCTGCAAGTGGCCTCGTCGGCTCAAGTAATAACACTCCTCCTTTCTTTGGTAGATGGTGTGGTAAGCCTGTTGACTTACCCGAACCTACTGCCCCACGAATCAAAAACTCACTGTCACTTGACAAAATGATTTCATTAGTGAGTCTTGCAGCACCTTCTCTTGTGAACTCCATAAAAATACCGGATGTTCTGTAATGTGGTACCACTAAATTCCTCTGTAGTTGGCTCTGCCACCAACTACCAAATCTCACATCCAGTGCTGTTGATGTGGATGATTCAGGTACCTCCAGATCGAAATCCACAGTGAGCCCTTTGTCGCCCTCCAAACTCAGAATTTCATCCAGGCTCTGTACTCTCACGCCTTCTCCCAATGTTAAAAACACTGCGCGCAGTTTGTTCAAAACTTTGAAAACTGCATCACTACGCTCAGTATCAAAGCACATGGTTAGGATTGCAAAGAAAGCTACAACTTTTTCAAGTTGTAACTGAGCTGCTGTCTTTGCTTGTGTAGAGACCACCTCATCATTTGCTGCCATGTATGACAAAACATCGACCAAGTCAGGACGCACCATTTCTACGTGTTTGCGAAACTCCTCGAACACGGGCGTCCCTTGACTACTTTCTTTATAAATGTCATACATGTGGATGAGTGTGCGCTCATGTTTATCCATCTGTGCTGCATATGCAAGCGCCTTGTCAGCTTTAATTGATTCCATGATTGATTTGACAGTACCTATCATTTGTACAAACACACAGAAAATTAAACATAAATTAAACGCGTAAAAGAAATCACGATAGCAACTGCGCAACATTCTACACACAATATTAACAAAAGCTTTCACGCAGCTAAACCATAGCCGCTCCACCTTCCTGAAACCAAATTGCTTTAGGCTTTTCAAGTTTGAGATGCCGGTTGTGAAATATGCGCTCACCAAGGAGCCTGAAGATTCTCCTTTTGCGTCTTTCACTTTCCGGATTGAAGTGTCGGCCATAACAGGCGAAAACTTTTTCGATTGCAATATTAATAAGAATTTTTCCGACAATTTTAATTCTCGCCAAGCCTGTTGCAAACCTTGAACAAAAATTTTTTCCCGCTCGATATATAACTGATAATTCATATCAAAGTATCCATTCGAGACGAGTTCTTTATTTGTGGACATTCGCTCTACAAAAATGTCCAGCATGCCCTTTGCCCCCTTATGAGAATTGAATTCTCGTGGGCATTCCCCAAGTACTGTTTGCAATTGCTCCACTTGTCCATTGATAATCTCAAGCTGCTGTGATAGCAGTTCAGACACTGCCACCTTCTTTGTTAATTGCTCTAAGATGATAAAGATTTTAGCAATGCTTTGATCCCTTTGTATCCAAATTTCAATACCTTTCTCAAAATGTTGCATCCGGTACATATGGATTAATATCGTAGGTGATATTATTCCCATGAGTACCAAATACGGTTCCTCATTTAAAATTTGCAGCATTATTTTTGGCTTGAAAATGCTCTTAATCAAAGCCGTTTCCGTGGACATTGCACTAGTACCGCCAACTCGATACTCCTTCATCTCGCTCACTAGATCATCTGCCCCAAAATGTATCAACTGGCTTACTGTTCCTGTTTTGAGAACATGGTATCCTGTGCTCAATGAACCAAAAGAGTCAATTACGTGCATTGTTTGATGTTCATGGTCCACCAGAATTCTTGGTAACTCAGCGCTTCTGGTCTCCGGATGGAAGACCGTTAAGATGTAGACTGCTGTGGCCAGATCTGTTAATTTTGGCCAAGTACCAAGAAGAGGTATGAGCACATCACGTACCATTTTGGTGAATTCCTTGGCATCACCTTCATTTACATTCACGAGCATAGCCAAGAATATATTCAAATAACAGTAACCCTCCCGTGCTATGTACATTGGCTCATCATCAGATGTGGGCAGATCAATGAACTTCGGCTCACCTGAGGTTCCAACTACTAAATGGCGTTTTGTTGGACTTTTGAGTTCAGAGTACACTGGCGTGCCATCCTCCTGCGTGACGCAACAGCATGCATATACGAAATTTCCATCTTGCTTTGATGTGCATGCTTGTGTGAGTGGTTTCTTATCAACACTCTTCCCTTTGAGCGCCACTCTTGCTCGCTCTATGTTCAAAGGGACAATCAGTGACCCTATAGCGAGTTCACGCACTCCATTTGGTCCCTTCCGAAATATGTAACCACCATATCCATTAGAAGGGTCCACCTTCTCAAAGAAGTTTGTGAAGAATCTCTTTGAGTGGTATCCTCTTGCTCCCCACACAAAGTTACCATTCTTGTCAAGCTGATTGTCACACATCAGTGTTGGATTTACAAGTGCCTTTGATGCACGTTTGTTGCGGAAAGTTTTTAAAGCATCCTCACCTGTCAAGTTCATATGTTTTTTCCACCATTGGGTCATTTCCAACAACTGCTTGCAAGCTTGGTCGAGCTCGAGTTGTGTGACCATGGAGCCTTTCAGAAGGGCTTTATTTATATCTTGGATTTGTAACATGTGCGTGCTCGTATATCCTTGAACAAGTTTTGATATCTCTGCACATGTTTTGAAATTTGTGACGCTAGTTGTGGCTTGTTGCATGAAATCCTGAAGGGTTCCGAGGTCTCCTCCTTGAAACTCTCTGATGGTAAATTGGTCACAATATTTCATATGTTGGTCTAGGTATTCCTTGAACTCATCTTTGCTCATTTGACCAAGCTCAAGTCTGCACTGTTTGCAAGCAATTTGTCGTAACGGAAAAGTTGTTTGGCAAATTGCTGCTGCAAATTCTCCACACCGATGATTATTGAAATCGAACACGCATGCATGCGTGCTTCCCTTTGGTTTCATCAGTTGCTGGTATTTAAGCCACCCTTGCATGAACTGTAGTTCTAAGTTTGGTGAGTAGTGATGTATCTCTCCAATCCAGTTTTCCACCGAAAGCGCGTTGATAAGTTCCCCGTACCGTCGCCCACGTACCACCATGAAGGGGTACGTAGTGCATTCTTTTGTTATTGGATGGTTTTTATCAAAGCAAAAACCGCTACTCCCGGGACCGAGCTCGGCTGCTGAGATCAATGGGCAATCTGCATGTTTATAGAGTACATTTAGTTCATTTATGTACTCTGGATATGATAGCTCTTGAGAGAGATAAGTCCCTCTCTCATGTGGCAACTCAACTTTTGCCACTATTTGATCCCTAACCCGCACATAGTGGGCCTTCAGGGCGTGTTTCCTTTTGCCTATAAACTCTATAGGCAACCCTCTCTGTGCCGCTATGATAAGAACAGCATCAGTGACAAATTCACTTTCCCCGATCGCACGGGGAATCTGCTTCTTAGGCACCCTCTGTAATTTTGGTGTTCTCTTGTAATAGGGCGACCGGAGACCCAAGTTTTGTTTTGAAGCCCTTTCATAAGGGCTTCTGACTCCAAGCGACGTTGCAGTAGTCGCTATTCTCTCCCCTTTCACCAGTGAAGGTAAGATTCCACCTCCGATGGAGGTTCCAGTGGTTTGTAGCATACCATGCTTATCGAAAACATGGCCAGTGGTGTACACAGTACCAACCGCATCGAATGCATGCACTTTGGCTTCTTTTAATTCCGCCACACGCTGTTTGCGCAGGAAGTCACACCTCTTCTTATAACCCATATTCGTGCACTTTCTTAAAAGTGCATGCGTGTAATGTATGGGTTCCGCAGGCTTGGCCGCCCTTGCATCTAGGGCTGCAAAGCAGTTGTGCATCTGCTCATCATAAAGTGCGATGAGCTTCTCACCACGCTGAACGATAACCTTATGATGGTCCCTAAAAGTAGGGGCCATCTTGGAAGCAGGTGCCATGACTTGTGGGGCCACCTGCATAGTAGGCGCGTTAAGTAGTGGCGCCTCTTGCTCCTGCTCTCCCTCCACACCAAAATAGTTGGAGGGGATGGAACCAAATTGCATGCTCTCCCATGAGAGCGCACGAGGAAACGCAAAGCAAACACCGGCCATTGTGGGTGGAAGAGGTTGATTAAGTAATTAGAGAATGGAGGTGGTGTATGTCCCGAGAGTGAAACAGAAGTTGCAGGTTCTCTGAATATTTCACAGGATTAGAAGTGATCAGAGAATGAAGATTCCTTGTTGAGGTTTGTAAGAGAAGGAAGTTTGGCACAGATCGCAATTTCTGTTCAGTTTGTGTAAGTGGTTTTAATTT